AGCGTACCTGAGCGATCAGTACAGCACAGCAGCAGCCTGGATACGTGGCAATGCGCCCGAACAGGAGCAACGCAGCGCGCCCGCGCCTGACTTGCTCACACCCAGGCACGACACGAACGGCCATCACCATCACGCGCTTGTACTGCTGCCTGAGGTTAAACGCGACCTTCCGCCGTGGGCCTCCGAAATTCCACTGGACGACGGCAGCGAGATAACTGGATGGATACGCGGCTTCCATGTCGACTTGATAGAACTTGCCTTCGGGGACGCTGCCGACACGCTTGGGATGGATCTTCTGTTTGATGTGGAAAACGAAAATGTGCAGGAAGTACTCGGCGAACTGGCGCAACTTGTGAGCCGGGTGGCCGACACAACTCGCGATGATATCGCTGCGCTGGTGGGCATCTCAGCACAGGAGGGCTGGAGTATTGACGATCTGGCCGCTGAGATTTTGAAACTAAACGAAATCCAGACACCGAACCGCGCCCGCCTGATAGCTCGCACCGAAACAGCCCGCGCCTATTCTGAGGGCAGTCTGTTGGGGTATGCCGATGGAGGTATCGAGGAGACAGAATGGTTAGTGTCTGATCCGTGCCCCATTTGCGAGCCACTGGCCGGGCGTACCGCGCCTATCGGTGGCGAGTTCGCGCCGGGTATTCGCGTGCCAGGCGACCCGCATCCGGCGTGCAAATGCGCGCTCGCGCCCGTGGTTACTACCTGAGGTGGTACAATGGATTATGATCATCAGGCGCGCTATGCGCAACTGGCAGCAGAGCAGCAGCAGGTGTATCAGGCAATGCGACAGCAGCAGCATGGCACGCCAGAGCGCCGCTACCTGGAAAGCCGGTACCAGGCTATACGCATCGAGTTGCGCGCCTTAGAGCGGTTCCTGAATGCGCCACTGTCGGCAACGAAGAGGGGAGGGGTGTAATGGATAGGGATTTTGCTACTCGAATGCAAGAGGCTGACAAACTACTCGCAAAGGCGCATACAGCTATCGAGCGTTATGCAGAGAAAACCGAACGCGAGGTGCGCCATTCGCCACTAATGCGCACGGCTGGGCTGTATACAACGGCACATGAAGCCGATGAGCAAATGAGAGAGTATGTCAGGCGTACCTATTTCCCGCCAGAAGATTACGAGCGTGTTGGGTGAAAGTGGAGGTGTAGAATGTCGTGGGAGTGGTGGAATAATCCTGAGAAAAGAGCGGCTACCCCGCCGCCGCCCAAGCACAAGCCAGAGGTGTCCGGCTGGATTAGTGTCCATGATGCTTTGCCAGAACCGGGTAAACCCCACCTGGAATGGCTTCTTGGTGGCGGCGCTGATGGTTTACTGGCACCAGGTGAAACCATGCTTACCGAATGTATTGAGGGCATTGGTATAGGCTACAACCTGGTACGTTACTCTTATAGAGGGCAATATGGGCAAGAGTGCGTTTGGGTTGGGCTGTCTTTTATAACTGATAGCAACGGCTGCGCAATGTCTGATGTACCTGTCTCGCACTGGCGTCGTTTGCCGGAGCCACCAGGACGGGAGGGAACATAATCGGCCTGATAACAGAGCGCGACAAAAAAGGAAGGAATAATCATGCTAGGGCAAATAGAACTAAAACTAATATCTGGCAAAGCGCTGACTGCTGAAGAGCAGGCGTGGCTGGATGGCATGGCCAGCACCCTGCGATCATTCGCAGATGAGGCAATGGCGTTTATGGAACGTGCCCTTGCTGCGTTCCTTGATGCAATGAAGCCAATCGCACAGGCGGTTTTAGATACGTGTTGGTCTATCTATCGGGCAGACGGGACAATCTATGGTGAGACAACAAGCGGCATGGTTGCCTGGTGGCGGCATGTCAATCAAGCCAATGATTACTATATGCGAAATTGATTAGCAGAGAACATGGTCGGCTTGACACTTGCAGCGCGTTTTATGGATATGCTATAATGTGTGCAGCATAGTCGAATAATCGGCTCACCGGGCAACTACTCAGCGGGCACTCACTCTCCAGATGGAGGGCGGGTGCCCGCTTTTTGTTTGGATACATCATGCAACAATGGCAATACAAGACCATCACCCTGAATGACGACGCTACTGCCGATACGAACGGCGTGACGCTTGATGAGTATGGCCGCGATGGGTGGGAAATCGTTCGCGTGTTCGACGGCACGAACGGCACTCAATTTGCGCTCCTGAAGCGTCCCAAGCGTCCCGTGTCAGCAGGCCCGGCACATCGTATCCAGACGAAGGGTTAGTCGTGGCGACGTATCGCGGCCAGGATATTGATCTAAGCATCCCGCAAAACGTTAAGCGGAATGCACAGCGCGGCCTCGATCTTGTTGAGGAGTATGGTCGCGGCGGTACTGATGTGGGGCGCGGTACGGCGCGTTACTTGGTGCGTGAAGAGGATGCCAGCCCTGAAAAGATCCGCCAGATTGCGCGCTACTGGCCGCGTCACGACACCGAACATGTCAACGAGGATGGCAGCGATGGCGAGCCTCCGAGTAATGCTTACATCGCATGGCAATTGTGGGGCGGTGATGAGGGCCGTGCGTGGTCAGAACGCAAGCGAGATCAACTTGACCGTATAGACGAAGAGCAAGACAAGGCAGGGAATAGGATGGCAGAACAGAAGGTTGCGGAATTTGCCGCCGTGAAGGAGATCGCCGGGCGATCAGTGACGGGCATTGCCTCAGTACTTGGCAATGTTGATGCTCAGGGTGACATCATCTGGCCTGGTGCCTTTGCGAAAACACTCCAGGAAGGACGCCGCCGCCTGAAACACTTCTGGTCGCATAATGGGTTGTTTTGGGATCCGGAGCCGCCCATCGCAGTTATTGAAGGCATCCGAGAAATACCCCGCGACGAATTGCCCCCGATGGTTCTGGAGATGGCTCCCGGCGCGCTGGGCGGGCTAGAGGTCGCTCGCACCTATCTCAACACCCCACGCGGCAATGAGGTACTCGAAGGCATCCGGGCCGGAGCAATTACTGAAATGAGTATCGGTTATGAACCGATCAAATTTGACTACGAACCAATGGACGGCGAGCAGGTGCGCAACCTTCGAGAGATCCGGCTACTTGAAACGTCCGATGTGATCTGGGGTGCAAATGACGCGACGACTGCAAGCAAGCGCCTGCCCGATCTGGCATTACTCCTTGACGCGATGGAGCAGCACGCGAAAGCGGGTCGCCGCAATAATGACGCTGACCAGCGCCGCATTAATGATATCTGCCGTCTCGCTTACGAACTTGGAGCCGATTACGGGATGGAGCATGGCGAGACTGATGGGAATAAGCCCGACGACGACGAAAAAGCCGAGCCGCCTGATCAGGCACTCACTTTGCAGCGACGAGCGAGGGCAATGGGACTTCGTATGAAACTCGCAGGAGTGAGAAAGCAATGAACGCAAACGTAAAAGCCGCATTCGAAGAGGCGTCCCGCCTGTACACTGCGGCAAAATCAATCCTGGACGAATACGACGGCCAGGATATGCCACAGGAAAAGCAGAACGAAGCCGACAGCCTGCTTGATCAGGCCGAAGCCAAGACCGCAGAAGGCCAGCGATTGGAGCGCGCCGCCGCAATGGAGGCGCGTATCAATGAGCCAGTGAACGCGCTACCCACGCCTGTTACATCTGGCGATTGGGACAGCGCTGAAAGCCCTGCCGCAAAGGACGCGGCGCACCTGGCCGTATTCCGCAAGGCACTGGTGAGCGGCACACACCGCATGAGCAGCAGCGAACTCAAGACACTCTCAGCGACCAACGACATCGAAGGCGGGTACTTGCTCGCACCCGAACAGTTTACCGCTGAGATTATCAAGGAACTCGATAACACCGTCTATGTGCGGCAGTTCGCGAATGTCGTGCAGGTTACGCAGGGCGGTAGCCTGGGTGTCGTCACGCTGGACGAAGACCCGGCAAATCCTGACTGGACGACCGAACTGGCCGAAGCCGACGTGAGCGCAACCGCCAAATTCGGCAAGCGCCAGCTTATGCCGCACCGCTTGACCAAGGGCGTGAAGATCTCCCGCCGCCTGATCAGGCAGGCACGCCAGAACGTGGAAAGTTACGTCCAGGGCCGTATCGCGTACAAATTCGCCATCACGCAAGAAAATGCGTTCCTCACTGGCGATGGACATAACAAGCCGCTTGGGATGTTCGTAGCAAGCGATCAGGGCATCAGCACGAGCCGCGACGTAACCGCTGCCAGTGCCACATCGATCAAAGCCGACGAATTGATCGATATGAAGTACACGCTGCGGGAACCATATCACCGGCGCGCCCGTTGGGTTTTGCACCGTAACATTCTTAAGGCGGTGCGCAAGTTGAAAACCAGTGACGGCGATTACCTCTGGGAACCCGGCATCGCAATGGGACGCCCTGACATGCTCCTGGAGATGCCGTATATCGTGAGTGAGTATGCGCCGTCAACGATCACCACAGGCGACTATACGATCCTGTTGGGCGATATGGAATACTACATGATCGCTGACAGTCTGCAACTACAAATTCAGGTACTCGTCGAAAAGTACGCCGAATACGATCAGACGGGCTATATCGCCATTATGGAGACAGACGGGCAGCCAATCCTTGAGGACGCCTTTGTTCGTCTGAAGCAGGCATAGGAGG